ATGTTTGGTAGTTTAAACAAAAAGTTGTACCTTTGCAGTCGCAATTCAGAGATAGGACGTTTGTCTTGTAAATCTGAGTATGTTTTTATGGTTAATATCGCGGAGTGGAGCAGTTGGTAGCTCGCCAGGCTCATAACCTGGAGGTCGCATGTTCGAGTCCTGCCTCCGCAACAAAGAATGGTCGAATTTCCTTTACACAAAGGGATTTCGACCATTATCAGTTATATAGCGTTGCGGAGACTCACTCGGACAGTAGCTCGGACGCAAGTTGTTTAATAACATTGGTTGCCTAAAAAGCGAACAATGTAAAAAAATGTACACTTCAACAAAAAAACTTTTATCTACAAGAGAAATAGTAGGTTATACCCTTCCGAGATTACATAAGGGTAAAAGTTGCTATGTAGATTTCTGGGCCTACGATCCTCTCACAGAAGGACTCAAGCGGAAAAAGTTTATGCTCGATCACCTTAAAAAAAGTGAACGAGAAAAGATTGCCACAGTACTTATAACCAAGATTTCCAACCTGTTAATGGCCGGTTGGAACCCGTTTGTCAACAACGAGACATCACGAAGCTTCACCGAATGGGATGTGGTTGTAGAAAGATACATCGACTATACCAAAGTCGCAGAGAAAAAAGGCATCTTAAAAACCAAGACTGCAGTGGACTACCGCAGCAGAACGACTGGTCTGCTATCCTACATCGAAGAGGCAAACATCCGAATCAAGTATGTGAATCAGTTTGACAAGATTTTAGTGGTGGATTTTTTGGACTATATTCTTCTCGATAAGGAAAGGTCGCCCAAAACTCGCAATAACTACAGGACTTGGCTGTCAACATTCGCCGCATGGCTTGTTGACAGACAGTACATCACAGAGAACTTTGTGGAGAAGATTAAGATGATTAAGGAGAACGAGAAGTTCAGGGACCCGATGACACCCGAACACCTTAGAGTACTGGGAGAGTACACGAAGGAGAATTGCCCGGAATTCCACCTTGCTTGCCTTATGGAGTACTACACATTTATCCGACCTGAAGAGCTCCGGCACATTAAAATAGGCTACATATCCATCAAGGACCAGACTGTCACCATACCAGCCGAAGTAGCCAAAAACCGACGACAGCAAACGGTTGCGCTTAACGACACCATCCTCAAGACGATGATAGAGCAGGATGTATTCAAGTACACATCACAAGACTATCTATTCGGCAAGGACCTCAAACCAGGCGGTCAGCAGATAGCAATCAACAGATTCAGACAAGAGTGGGTAAAAGTCAGGAAAGCCTTAAGCTTCCCTAACTCTTATCAGTTCTACAGCCTGAAGGACTCTGGAATCAGAGACCTTGCTAACGCAGAGGGCATTGTTGCCGCACGCGACCAGGCAAGACACAGCGACATATCAGTCACAAACCATTACCTTAAGCATACCAACGTCGTCAACGAAAAGACGAAACATTTCACGGGAGAGCTATAGAATCTCATAGAAATAGCCTGTCTTCAGACGGCTTATGCCATCATCGGAAACGTTAAGTTCCAACTTTTGACAGATGAAACGACGGTTGCGGAAGATGAATATATTGGTAGGGTCAGGTATCTCATCAGTCAAGAACTTGATGCAATAGAGGTTGTGAGAGTCGATATCGACAGTCACACCTCTATTGTGTGGAAGACTGTCAAGCGATAGCGACACAGACTCCCCCACTCCTGTAAACGCAGGATACATGCGGTAGTCTGTCAGACAAATTGGGTAACGATAAAGAGGATTTTCATTGCCCATAGACGCGCGAACAATAGTAACATTGCTATTGATATTGCGCACATAATTGCCGCTGAAGAAGAGACGCATTGTTTCATCAGCCGACTCCTCATCAGATGTGAGTTCAGAACCTTGCATAGCATCCTGCACGGAAATGTAATAATTGCCGTCGTCGTCCTTTGTCATGGCATCGAGCGATGCGTCCTTAGTGTTTGACATCGATGGCATGATGACAACAGCGTTGTCCATGCTGTCTGCGAAATGGAAAGCACTCTTGTCGGTGTAGCGTTTACGCTGCACCATAGCCACCGGAATCATCTTGAGGTCAACAACATTGTCGCTCTCTTTATCACGCACAATTGGATTGAACAAGCCACATAGTGTGCGCTGCTCAGAACCGCCATCATCGTTGACATACCAGACATAATAAGTTTTGTCAACTTTGAAGATGGTGGTACGCCGTTCCTTGGTGGTCATCGCTTGAGCTGCAGTAGTCATAGAGTCGACACTGTCATAGGATTTGACCGGGAAGTTCTTGAGAACAGAAAGAGGGATGCACTCACGCCAGTCACGGCCAGTTGAATCGTCGAACTGAAACTCCACGTTAGATGTAGCAAGGTTGGCCAAGCCTTCCTCATCGTACTCACTCGAGTACTCATCGAGGCAGTCATAAGAGACTGCCTCGTTGCTTGTAAGCTCGTTGGTTGCCATAATACTCACTGTCTTTGACACTTCGTCGAAGACAAAGGCTGCGTTGAACAGCTTGCGGAACTCCTCAATGAAGGTATAGACAGACCAATGAGGCAAGGCATCCTTGATACTGCAGGAGCGCCGAGCTGACGCGATATAGAGCCGCGACCACGGCTCAACGGCAAAGTCGTTGCGCTTGATGCTGTAGCCCTCAGATAGCAATATACGCTCAAGGATATATAGCAGATTAGGCTGCACGGCCAACCACTGCATGTATGCCATAGTACCCTTAGGATAGACAACACCATCAACCTTAAGTTTGGACCATGTGGAGACCTGCAAGTAATTAGACACGCAATCGTTAGTCTCATCGTATATCGGATAGAACAAAGCCACACCTGGCTGACCGACTCGCACACTATTGCTGAGATCAACCATCAGCAGAGACGGATTTTTGCTCGCATCGACATAAGACATGCTCAATTGCGCATATCGCTTAGCGTCGATGCCGCTGACTATCTGCACTGGCGGATAGTCAATCTCATCGATATAATGTGACTCAAAACGAGAATTATATTTAATCCTTGACTTACCTCCAACAATCTGCAGCTTGACAGTAGACTCAGAGACAGCAGTAACAGTACCCTTACCACTGATGATGAGACGGTTGTCGGCATAGAGCTTGCAATCCTCGTAAGCTTCGGTGCGCTTGTGCACATCGAATCGGTTGAGATTAGCGAACACTACTTGATTGGCATGTAATGACATCTGGAAGGAAATCTCATAGGTATAAGTACCGGAATCCTCGATGAATTGATTGGCATAGGTGACCTTAATTTTATCGGCAGTGGACGGATACGCCACCTGAGCATTGATAGAGCACTGTATCATTATGTACGGGAATTAAGTTGATTGTAGCGGTCGAGATTCTTGGCCACACCTCGATCACCATCAATATATACATCTGCATGAATACCATCGGCAAGAATAGCCGACAGACGGCCAATGACATCGCGAGCCTCGCCGAGAGCAGCACTAAGCTCTGAGTTGTCAGTATTGACAGTAACCGATGGAGCTGAGACCACCGTAGCGTTTGCTTGGCCAAGAGAGCGAGAAATGTCCGCAGCCGTAAGTGAAGAGACTGTATTGTTGCGCTGTGCCTCGTCGATGAGACGTAGAGCAGGAAGTACCTGGGGATTGTTGACAGCCTTGTGGTTGGCGACGAACTCACCCTCATGGACAACACCAGCTTCATGACGATAGCGAGAGCCACCAGTAAAACCACCCTCGTAGTAGCCAGCCTCTTGAGCTTGCTGCTGCTTCTTGATTGTGGCAATTTGGATGGCACCAGCAGCTGCAGCAATGCCAGCAGCGATAGGTGCAAGCACCATGTTAGCAGGGTAAGGGACTCCCTTCATGGCAGAGCTGTAGGCAGCAATGGCAGATAGAGCAGTCTGAGCAATAGCCTGTGCAACCTGCATGGCAGCTTGCTTGCGAGCATACTTAGACTTTATCTTGGCGACCTCCTTCTCCTTCTGTTCCTCAAGCTTCTTTGTCTTGGCCGTGTTGTTGCCGGCAGCGTTGATAAGCTTCTCATACTTCTTCTCAGTAACGGTCACCTCGTAGTCAGACTGGGCTGAGTAATATGAGGACATCGCGCTCATCAGCGGTGAGATGGCATCCATAGCAGCCTGAAACTTAGCGACAAGACCGTTGCACATATCAGCGGTAGCCTCGCCCATGGCAGCCATAGCTTCCTGATGAGAGACAAGACCATCCTGCTCCATAGACTTGATGTTGTCGAGAGTAGACTTGTATATGTCAACATCTGAGGTGATAAAGTCCATGACACCAGAACCTTTAGGATGATCGTTGGACCAAGACGCTTTAGCATTGTTATGAGCCGTGTTATAAGCAGAGGCAGCATTACTATTGAACTGCTCGCCCTTGGAATTACGGAGATTCTCGGCAGACTGTTGTTCGGCATAATGGAGCTTTATCTGCTGCAACATTTCCTGATACTCCTTCTCCTTCAGCAGGCCCTTGGAGTGCAAAAGGTCGAGACCTGCGAGAGTTATGCGCTGCTGCTCGGCAATATCCTTAGCAGCCCATTGCTCCTTGTACTGGGATAGAAGCTCATCGTAATGCTGACGAAGATACAAATCATGTTCAGTTTCGCGCTGAGTCATCTCAGCACGGGTATCGAGCCACTCTTCGGAGCCTTCCTGAAGGGCAGCTACACGGTCAGCAAGCGCAGTCATATCAATCTCGTATAGACGCTCATTGAGAGCCTCTTCGTTGTGGTATATTTCAGAGCTAACATCATGATAATCATTATACGCAGCATTAATATGACTCTGACGCTCCTGCTCGATGTCGCTAAGCAGCCCCTTTGAATGATCCTTGCTTCGTTGTTGTTGCTCATCAGCAATCTTCTCCTGCCACTGCCCATACTCCGTACCATATTTCTTGTAGATAGACTCAAGAGCCTCGTAGCCACGAATAGCGATGTCATGCTGGGCATCAAGGAACTCTTTGTAAGATTTCTTTTGGTCTCGATAAGCGATAATATTATACGCTTGCTCTTGGTCAGTCTTATCCTTAGCAGCCTTAATCTCAGCCTGGTATGCAGCCTTAGTTGCAGCCTTCATCTCACGCTCTTTTTTCTTGGCAGCAGCTTCACGCTTCTTTGCCACCTTGGAGTCGACATAATTGCCGACTTTGGAAGTGTTAGGATTCCAGTCGGGAGAGACGGTGGAAGAGTCAGAACCACCCTTAGCGACAATAGCATTATACTGCTTGGCCACACCTACATTCTGCTTGAGATACCTATTGATATTCTTGATACGTGCCTCCACAATGGAGGCACTCTGCTCAGACTCCTTGACAGCAGCGTTCCACTGGTCAAGCTCCTTGTGCTTGGCAATGTTAGCCTGTGTCGCCACCCTTTGCCCTGTAGGCATCATTGTGCCGAAACTTGTGTAAACAGTCTGCTGTTGAGTGCCATTGTAATAATCAGGATGGCGGTCAATCTCAGCCTGCACGGCTTTAGCAGAATGCTTATGGCGAGCAATCTCCTGGTCGAGATCAAACTTCTTGCCCTGCAGTTCCACCATTTTGTTATAGAGAGCTTGTGCCATGGCTGCATTGTTGAGGTTATCAATATATTGCTTGATAGCCTTGTTGTTTGACTCCATAAGCCCTGCCTCATTGGCCAGATTGCGATGATAACCAGGAACAAGCTTCTCAAGAGCAATCATGGCACGTTTCTTCTCGTCGTAGCTGTAGGCGTTAGAGTTGACGATATTGGTAAGCTGAATAAGACGAGTCTTCTCCTCAGCTATACTCTGATTCGCCTCATGCTGCACATCAACCATATCCTTGTGTGCTGCGCGCATCTTCTTCACTGCAAGCAGATTCTCATAAGCAGCCTTGTTATGCTGTCGAACAGCCTTAATAAGAGTATAGATGCCAGCACCGAGAGCCAGAACAACTGTCAATAAGACAGCATACGGATTTGATATCGATGCAGCTCTCATCTCGTCCATGGCAATCTTAGCTTTCTTTACTTGAAAAGTAAGAAGATAATACACAGCACTTAGTGATTTCATAATACCAATTCTTGCCAATTTTAGTTTATTACCTATACTAATAACAGAATTGGCCATACTCATAGCTGCAGCATTAATTTTTATCTGAACAGTATTTGCAGCATACACAAGAGAGACAGCAGCTATGGAAGCTGCGACTGCTGCAAGTGTACCAACATGACCTTTAGTAAAGACTATCAACTGATATAGCGTCTTCACAAGAAGAGCCGTACTACTAATAGTATATTTTACGACAGGTTGCAGTTCTTTGCCAAGCTCTATGCTTAGATCTTTAAATTTCTTCTTAGCCATATCAAGTTGAGCCTGTTCTGAAGTCATCTGAGTATTAAACTCATTGATGACAGAAGTACCCTTAGCGTAAGCGTCATTAGCAATATCCTGCGCAGTCTTGATGTCAGCGAGCTTGTCAGCCATTACTGAAAAAACAGCCGCACAACGTGAGCCATCCATACCCATCTGGTCGAACATAGGAGCAAGCGAATCAAAGCCACCACGCTGCTTCATAGCACCAAAGAACTGAAGCAGAGCCTCATTGGCATCATTTTTAATAAGAGAGGAGAACTCTTTGACGCTTTTACCGGCAAGCGCAGCGAACTTGGCAGGATCCTGGAACATCTTAGCAATGAGATTCTGCATAGCTGTAGCTGCAGCTTCATCCTGCTGCATATTCTGATCGAGGACAGAAGCAAAGCCCATAATCTGCTGTTGAGTGAGACCCGCCTGTTTGCCTACACCAGCAAGGCGAGCTGTGAAGTCGACAAGATAACCAGCCGATGCGCTGCTGCTCTGAGCCAACTCATTAACAACGGAACCAGTTGCAAGCATTGCACCACGCAAGCCCTTGGTTTTGTCGTCACCGAACATCTGAGCCAATTTGCCAATGTTCTTTACAGCATCATCACCGAGGTCATCACCAAGCGCCACATTGATCTTGTCGGCGGCATCAACAAATTCCTCAGCCATTTTTTGAGACGTAATGCCAAGACGGCCAGCATCGCCAGCGAGTTGATTGAGCTTTTCGCGAGAAGTACGAGTATCCATTTGCTTGAAAGTCTCATTAAGCTCCTCAACCTGAGACTTGGTAAGACCTGTATATTTAATTACGTCGACCATCTGCTCGTCCATCTTCGCAAAATCTGCAGAACACTTACGTATTGCAAAAGAGACACCAGATAACGAAGCTAATCCTTGTGTAATAGCGCCCCAATTCGTGTTGAAGAAATTGACAAACTTATTCCATTTACTATACGAAATATCCTGCTCCTGGCTTATAGCAGCTATCTCCTTCTTCAGCAGTTTAGCCTTCTGACTAAGATTCTTGAAAGCTTCAGAATTATGGTCGGTATCTTTAAGTTGCTCGTTAACGAGCTTAAGCGAGGTCTCTAATTGACGAAGCGAAGAACCGCTGATATTATTGAGAGTGGCGTTAATAAGCTTGTTCTCCTCTTCCCAATGTTCAGTTCGTTGTTTGGCTTCCTCAATAGCTCGGTTATATTGAGACATGGTCGCATGAGCGGAGCGTTTGAGTTCGTCAAGACGAGCAGTACAATCAGCAAGATGTTTCTCAAGATTCTTATATTCCTCTTGAGACGTTACTGCCTTCATCTCGCGCCTTAAAGCACGCTGCACTCGCTCGATATCACCGATTGAAGCGTTAGAGAGATCATTGAGAGTCTTTATTGTATCACTGACATTAGAGCGGTAGGCATTGACATTAGCCTCCGCTGACTTAATTTCCTTGTTAATCTCTCTAATGTCCTTGACAGTTGATTTAGAATCGCTCAAGGCATCAGCCTTTTTCTTCTTAAGATCTTCGAGAGTTTTCTGTAGAGCCGTCAACTCGTTCTTTGCCTGTTGGGCATTGAGGGTTACAACGGTCTCGAACGTTTGGGTTGTTGCCATAAAAAAATGCTACTTTTGGTTGATGAGACCAAAAGTAGCACTTTATATCATTAGTATAAAAAACAAGATAAGCGATTGAAAAACTTATTTAATTTTATTCAACCTCTCACGCTCTTCCATGAGTTTCTCAAACTTGCGTAAATACCTCTCTTGCATTTCATCGAATTCCCTTTGCAATTGCTCTTTAGTCTTACTACCACGTGAAGGACCTCCACTAAAGGTTTTTGTAACGGCAATGGCAACCACAAAGACTAAATACCAGAAAATTATAAAGTATATCATATAGCAGACGATTTTAATTATTATACCGCAAAGATATAAAATTATCTGCTGATTATGAAATTTTAAATGTTAAATATAAGAGTGTCTATCGCGTCGACGATAGATGAGCCAAACAACAGTTACGATGACTGCAACAACAACGAGGATAGAAGACATTATACCGATGCGGATGAAGAACTGCTCCCATTTTTCCTGCTTGCGCTCGACGAGGACCGGAACCTCAGACTGCTTGACCTTCTGTTCGAGAAGAGCCTGGTATTGAAGACGCAGGTCGCGGATGGAGTCACGAAGAACTGATTCTCTGTCTGAGGATGTGGCTGTGTGTACTGTGCGATTGTGGTCTGTGCGTACTACACGGCCAGAGGTGTCGACTACCGTAGTGGTGGAGTCGACAACTAAGGAGGCGCTGCGCTGAAAGTCACGAATGATAGAAGCGATGGATCGAGAGACAGACGCTGTATCGATGGACACAGAATGCTGATTGATAGTCGAGGTGTGCTGAATAGTCGGTATAGCAGAGGATGAGACGACTGACGGATGTCGGATCGACGAACACGCAGAGACCAATGTCATGATAAACAGCAGGAAGAGAAAGAGGAGGAGCGCAAGGGCGCGAGAATAGAATGTTGATTTCACTATGAACAATTATTAATTATATGTTATTAATTATTGGGCGAAGCGGTTAGCTTCCCAGACACGGCGATTAAGGAGACCTTTGAGAGGCTTGCCGTTGCTGTATTTCCATTTTTTGAACTCAGCTTGGATTTGCTTGAGAGAGTCTTTCGCGAGGATTAGACGGTACAAGGTGGATTTGCGGAAATTGGTGATGCCACAATTAAAACAGAAATCGACGCAAGCATCGAACTTGCCCTGGGTGTCGAGCTGCTTGATGGAAGAACAGAAGGTCTCGCACGGTGCGAGATCCTGACGAAGCCAGGCTTCGGCTGTAGCCTTGTTGCAAACGGTCTTAGCGGTAACACCTTGTGTATGTCCATAGCCACATGTTAGCTTACCTGCAGGACATACGTAAGCGCGAGAACGGTAACTCTCGCACTGCTTGATGTAACGGATAAGAGTATCAGACGCTTTCATGTTTTGTAAAATTAAGATAATCAGACATAAACGGAATGCGCTCAACGAACTTGAACTTAAGAACGTAGTAGAGGAACGAGACAATCATATAGGGTGCAGTGTCTCGACGGAATACCTTCTTGAGATTTTTGAGGATGTTGAGCGAATAGCAATAAATCACCAACCAGGTGATGCAGCTGACACACTGGAGAGCACCATCATGCTGTTGCTTGAGGTTGCCGACCGCGTAGATAGCACAACAGAGCACGAAGAAAACTGCAGCTTCCGCTATACATCTGAACGCCTTCTTGAGATCGAAATCCTCATGATTAGCTATCATGCCAGCCATGAAACCAACGAAGAAGTTAAGAACGAAGACAATAATGAGAGAGAGCAGCTCATCTCCGATTGGGCGAAGAAAGGCAAGCAATGCTATAGCGATGCCTGCTAAGAGGTGACGAATGTGTTCAATCATTTTTTCAGTTATTAATTATTAATTACGAGGCAAAGATATATATGGATAGGCGAAAAATAAAATACGGCACGCAACTGCATGCCGTATTGAAAACATTAATAACAAATAAAATCAGAGAGGCACTCTGAGCCATTTTTTTGCCTTAGTTGTGGCAGCATCGGCAAACTCACAATAAGACTGCCATTCTGCCTCATAAGCATCAGGGTCAGTCTGGTGATGACGCTGTAGAGCGAGCTCATCAGACACAGTATACTTGGTGCGGATGATAGCATTGGCAAGCTCATGATAATCGGTAGGGTCAGCACACTCGACGATGAAACCGCCATCGACCTCCTCACCAGTATAGACGTAAGCCTTGTATGGAGAAGGAGTAGGTTCATCAGACTCCGTCTGAGTAGGCTGATAGTTGTCAACAACATTCTCGTTAGGATAGATGATGACACGATTGGAGTCATAGCGCAGGAAGGTGCGCGGCTCTGTATAAGCAACTGTATAATACATTTTATTCATATTACGTAAATTTGAAAAATGTTTGTCCTTTTTTGCCCTCGAATTGTTTAATCACCGTAGGTGCAGGAAGATCCTCGCGAGAGAAATCCTTTTGAGCCTGATCGATAAGCACCTTAGACCCTGTATAGGCATAGTACTCAGCATCGAGCAGAGTAGGATTGCCATCGCGGTCACGAGCCTTCTCAAACACATAAGATTCTTGCATAGAACCGTCTGGAGCCTCGATGCGAATCGTATCCACTATCTTCTTGAACTTGATGGCAAGCACCTTGGATGTCACCACCTTAGTAATCTCCTGATAATTACCGGACGAGTCTGGCACCGAAACGGTGACCTTGCGCCTATCAATCTTTGAATCCTCTATTTTATAATCCTCTAACAAAATCTTTTTATTCCAGGTATCTGGTTCACCCCCCCC